GCATCCAGTCCCGAAGAAAGACGGACCGGATCTTAGCCGCGGGTTCCCAAAAGCGCTCCGTATCTCTGTGCAGCCTGTCCCTCCACTCCTCATGACGAGGAGGCCTGGGATGGCACTGCGCGTACAAGCGACACGCGAGCAGAAAAGAGCCCCGACCAACGCGAGCTGCACGCCACTTTCCCTTTGTTAAACCCGACTCCTCCCGGGAAAAGGAGGAGAAACCGCCCGGAAAGGCAGTCTGGGCGCACCCTGGCGGTGCAATGGTGGGAAGAGGTGGCTCCCGGTCGCGAGCGAGATAAAAGCGCTCACGCCGGAACAGCCCCGCTTGCCTAAGCACAATCATCGTCACACTCATCCCGAGACCACGGGTCAAGGATCTCTGAGAGACCCAAACCTGTACGGAAGCTCGGCGCAGGAACAACACCTGCCAGTGTCGACGACGATGACCGCTGAGACCAGGCGCCAACGAGGCGTACTGGCCAGCCATGGCTGCGGGGGATTCCGGGGTGGCATAAAGCGCCCGAGCACGTACAAAAGGTACTGCTCGGACTCTCCTCCACGAAGCCCGAAATGGGGTCGAGTTCAAGGTAAAGAACTCCTCACGAATGAGTGTCTTGCCTTTCGACAAGACCAACCCGGCCCCGCCGACACCAGCAACCCAATCCTCTGTCTCCTTGGGGCTCGCCCTAAAGACGATATCGTCCCCATTGACCTTAACCGGAACCCCGTCCCGAGGGACGAGGTAACGGAAGGCCAAATAATTGGCGAGACAGAGAACCGGGAAGCTGATGAAGGTACCCATCAACTGACCACGACGCTGCACACCGCAGTATTTCTTTGAGTAAATAAAATTAACAGACCGCTTCATCGCAAGCTCAAAAACGGTCCTCGGGATACTCGAGGTCTTCGCGAGGGACGTGAGGATCTGCTGATACACCTCAATCGAGAGGTTATCAGTCGCAGCCTCATAGTCGCCCGACACAAAGACCTCCCCTTTCACACGAGTGAAATCGGGGAAAGACTTTGGTGTCGCGTCACCACGCTGGAGCCACCGATGTGTCGAGAGGTGATCGTACATGACGTCATGGAGTGGGGACAGTGCATGCTGGTCGACGGAAGAAGCGGTAACAACCCGCAACTTACACCCGTCACGGACGGTGGACACACGCGCGCGCGTGTCCACCGACTCAGGCACCTCCCACCCCAGAGCAACTCGGCGGAGGTGGGGCAGGAAG